CGTCTACGAGTTCGAGGTGGGTTTCGGTCGCAACGCGGTGGGCACCAATCTGTCCACCGGCACCGGAAACTGGGCCAGCGTGATGAGTTGGAACCCCGATTCGCTCGCCACCCCGCCGACTGCCACCATGAGCGCGAACGTACTGAGTGTGGACGTGACTGGTGTTGCAGCTACCAGCATCGACTGGGATGTTCACATTGACCTGGTGCGCTCGCGCTAACATCTGCGAGTGCAGCAATGGCTTCCCACAACACAGTCCAGACCCAGATGGAATACCTAGCCCAAGCAATCACCGAAATCGAGGAAAAGATGATCGACCCCATTGACTACGGCTTGCTCAAGGGCAAGGTTGAAGCCCTGGAGCACAAGATCGACAATCTCAACGGGAAGGTGGACCAACTGGTCCATCTCGCCAGTGAGGGTAAGGGCGGCATTCGCGCCCTGTGGTTTGCGGGAAGCATCGTCGCCGGGGTACTCGGCTGGGTCGGCGCAGACAGGTTCTTCAAGTGACACCCATCGACCCCATCAGCGCAGTTCTCGGCATCGGCGGTAAGCTGATTGACCGTCTGTGGCCTGACCCTGAACAGAGGGCGCAGGCTCAGATCGCACTGATGGAGCTTGCGCAGAAGGGCGAACTGTCTGAACTGGTGGAGCGAGCCTCCATCATCAAGGCCGAAGCGCAATCTGAGCACTGGCTTGCTGCGACATGGCGACCCGTGCTGATGCTCACATTCGGCGCGTTGATCGTGGCTCGATGGCTCGGGTACTCGGCACCGAATCTGAGTCCAGACGAAGTGCTCAAACTGTGGGACATCGTTGAGCTTGGCATTGGCGGTTACGTGATCGGAAGAAGCGCCGAGAAAATCGTTCCGAGTATTGCCGACGCCATGAGGAAGAAGTGATGGACTGGTCGACCTACCCGAACTTCGACGAGCGTGAGTTCCGCTGCCGGCATTGCGGGCGGCAGGAGATGAAGCCTGAGTTCATGGCGAAGCTGCAGGCGCTACGGACGGCCTACGGCAAGCCCATGAGCATCTCGTCGGGGTACAGGTGCGCCGACCACCCCATCGAGAAGGCGAAGCCCTCGCCCGGGATGCACGCCACCGGACGCGCTGCAGACATTGCGGTGCAGGGTGCTGAAGCCGTCCGCGTGCTCCAACTGGCCCTCGAACACGGGTTCACCGGGATCGGGGTGCAGCAGAAGGGCACCGGACGCTTCATCCACGTCGACATGCGGGAGCAGCCGACGATCTGGTCGTACTAGGCCAGAACCGCGAACGCCGCCACTAGCGCCACGATGGCGACTGCGCAGATCAGCGTCTGCATCACTTGTGCAAACGCGAAATCAGCAAAGCGGTCTTCTTCGTCATCGGCACCGAGTTCGGATGCTGCCTCGGCCGCTTCGCTGTAACCACCACTTCCTTGGTCGTGAATCGGTGCATGTTGGCGCACTGGTATCTCCTTCGGGTGTAGTCAGACTGTTTCCGTGTTTCGAGGACTTGCGTCCACGTTCCGCACTCGGGGCACTGCATGTTGGTCTATTTGGCGTTCGGCCTCAGAACCCGGTGTGCTCGGGCAGGTCTTCAAACTCGCGCTCGCTCAGCCACACGTCGCGCACGATGTACCGCTCCCAGTCCGGGTCACCAGCGTTCCGCGCTTCCTCGATGTAGCAGTCGCCCTCGCTCGGGTGCATCACGCAGTGGCTGCCGTTGAGCGTCACTCGCACGTAGCGGGTGCGCGGCTCGCCCAACGCGTCGAACTTCAGCCCGTCAATCTGCACCATCAGGGCCTCATGCTTGCAGCCGGTTCCAATGCAATCTGCCATCGTCTTTCCTTTCGCTTCGGCTACAGGCCGAACTGTTCGGTCAACCGGACGCGCGACAGGCCGCCGCGCTCCGGGTCATTGGTCACGCGCGCCGGTTACCTCCGGCGTTAGGCCCCGCAATGGCGATTGCATGCTGCATCGCCTTCACTCGATCCCGCATCCGCTGACTGCGCTGTGTGGGCGTCAGTCCCGGCGGGCGCTTGACGTCCTTGCCCTCACCCCATGCGTAGGCTGCGATTGTCCAGCGACCGATGCTGTCCTGTTCCCAGGCCGCGATACGCACGAGCCTGCGCCGGTACAGCGCCGCGATGAACTTGCGACAGGCGTTGTACGCCAGCCCTGACTCCTCGCTCAGACCGCGCACCGTTGTCGGCCCTGCGATGAGGACAGAGATTGCCTCCGCATGGCATGACACGCTGGCGAGGTGGCGTCGTAGTGATCCGCTCATCAAACCCCCTTCCCAATCTCCGCAGCAGCGCGGACGATGGCGCGGCGGGTGGCGCGCTCGGGGTCATCACCGTAGTGCGGCTCATCAACTAGCACCTCACGAACCGCAGCACGGGCGCACGCTGAGTCGCCATGAATCCACGGCTCAACCTCAATCCGCAACTTCACCGCCAGCCGCAACGCATCGCCGTCATCGGTAAGCGGGTTCCACGCTCTGTGCGTGCGCTCGATCACCAGAAGATTCCACCCTGAGTGCCAAAAAACTTCAATGCCCGCAGCCTTCGCGGCCAGTTCCAGCAGTTCGCGGTCGTTCATCAAACCCCCTTCTGTTGTCGGTACTTCTTCACGGCGCTGCGCAGTGCGTTCTGCGTCGTCGCCTTCTCGTCGAGCGCGATGGCCTGCGCCTGGTCAAGCGTATCGCGGCACATGATCCTGTGACAGACCACCGGGGCACCCTGACCTTGCCGGCGCACCCGGGCGTTCATCTGGTCGTACAGATCGAGTGACCAGTTAAGCCCAAACCAAACCACCGTGCGCCCACGCTTTTGTAATCCGTCAATTCCATGTCCCATGCTGGCAGGATGGCCAATCATGAGTTGACAATCTCCTTTCATCCACCTGTCCATCGCAGCCGTGAGTGACCCCTCGGTCTTGCACTCGGTCAGGTTGATCGGACGCAGATCCTTGAACCGCGCCATGATCCTCTCAGCATCGCTCCGATAGGCGTAGGCGCACAAGACGGGAGAACCCTGAGCCTCGTCGATGATCTCCTCCAGCGCGTCGAGCTTGAGGTCGTGGATCGGCTCCCACAGGGGCATCCCCGCCACCGGGTACACGGCACCGTTGCTGAACTGCAACGCCTTGTTGGTCAGCGAGCCTTGGTTGAACACTTCGACCGTGGTGCCGCTGTCGAGCTGCGTGAAGAACTCCTTCTCCAACTGCTCGTACTTCGCTCGGACCTCGCCCTCCATCTCGACCTCGATGTTGTTGACGATGAGGTCGGGCAGCGGGTTGTAGTCCTCGGCGCTCATCTCCAGCGTGATGTCGCCGATGAGGTTCTTGATCGTGTCCTCGGCGTCGTCGTAGAGCACCTCCTTGTACGTGCCCACCTTGCGATAGAAGCGCGTCTTGAAGGCGGTCTTGGACGTGCCCAGGCGCACCCCTCGGTCCACCACGAGGAACTGGCCGTGGAGATCCTTGTAGCCGTTGCTGGCCGGGGTGCCGGTGAGGCCCGTCGTCCAGGCGAACTGATCGAGTACCTTGCGCACCGCCTTCACGCGATCCGTGGCGCTGTTCTTCATCTTGCTGATCTCGTCCCACACCACCCCGTTGAACGGCAGCGGCTTGTCCTTGGCGACGTAGTACGTCTGCAGGGTCTCAGCGAGCCAGCGCAGGTTCTCGTAGTTGATGAGGTAGATGTCGGCAGGGCGCATCAGCGCCCGGGTGCGCTGGTCCTTGGTTCCCGTGACCATGCTGAAGCGCAGATGCTTCGTGTGCTCCCACTTCGCAGCCTCTTGGCGCCACACGAGGCGGATGACGCGGATCGGGGCGACGATGATCACGCCGCGCAGGTAGCCGGTGGACAACAGGTGGACTATCGAAGTAAGGGTAACGATAGTCTTTCCCAAACCCATATCTTTCCAGAGCATCGACTGCGCGTGAGTGCATTGGAAGTTGACCGCTTTCTTCTGGTAGTCGTGGAGCAGGTTAGGTGTCAGCACAGCCCCACCATCTCGTCGATCATCGCCACCCCCGCCTCCACGTTGTCAACGATGAACACGTTGACCTTGTGCCCACGCAGCCGGTTGTGCTCACGCTGCTGCGGGATCGTGGGCTTCTGCCCTTGGCGCTTGAACTCGCAGAAAAACATTTGCCCGTTGGGTAGTACGAACAGGCGGTCGGGCACCGCAGCGCGTGCGGGGCTGGTGAACTTGTAGACCAGCAGGCCGCGCTGCTTGGCGTAGTCGCACACCTTGGTCTCAATCTGCTTTTCGAGCATGGTCAATCCTCGCTTGGGCGATGACGAAGTAGTCGGCGTCACGCTCCATGCCGATGAAGTGGAAGCCTTCGAGTGCTGCCGCTTTGCCCGTGCTGCCGCTGCCCATGAACGGGTCAAGCACGGTGCCCCCGGGTGGGGTGACGAGGCGGCAGAGGTAGCGCATCAGGTCGGTGGGCTTGACGGTGGGGTGATGGTTTCGGTTGCTCGGCTGCTGATTGCGCGGCGTACCGTCCCCGTTGTTTTTCAGCCCTGTTCCATCAGCAAAGGTCGTGCGCTTCGCCTCAAGCCCCTCGCACCCCTCATCCCGATCCCTCTTGCTCGCCTTGGCGCAGTAGAAGAACCGGGCGGCGCTGCCGTCAGCCTCACCGGGAAACCCCGCCACCACCTCGTCGCTGCCGTCGTGGATCAGGTTGGCGGGGAAGCGCCCAGGCTTCATTTCGCCGGTGAACTCGGCCTCCTGCTTCCAGTTGCCGTCCCTGTTGACGCTGGCGCCAGGCGCAAACCGCTTCACCGTGTACGTGCCGCCTTGCGCATCGTCAGCGTGCACCCTACACCCATCGATGTTCAGCGCCCCCGTGCCGTGCGTGAGCACGTTCTCGGCCACGGTGCCCACCAGCGGCTTGCGCGCCACGGTGATCGGCTCCAGGGCGGGCTTGAGGGCTGTGCCCCAGCCTTGCCACTGGCGGGCGGCTTCTGTGGCGGGGGCGGTGATGTTGAAGACGTGATCGCTGGCCTTTCCGCCTTCGATTGCTTCGCCCCATCCATCGCCGCCGCCTGGTTTCCTGCCGAATGAGTTTTCTTTGACGCCAACCACCTCCCGCTCAGCACCCGCCGCCTTATCAATCGCCTTGCTCACGTCCAGCGACTTCGGAAACCCCGACCCGTACACCCAGGCGATCATGTCCCGAATCTCGAACCCAGCATCCTCAATCCGCACGGCCATCCGGTGCTGGGTGCGGGTACCAGCGAACGCCAGCAGATGACCACCGGGCTTCAGCACCCGCAGGCACTCGCGCCAGATCGCTTCGCCCGGTACGTCGTAGTCCCACTTCTTGC